ATGACTGGACAGCAGACCGTCGATCGGGCCGCACGCGTGCATGGCTGGGTAGCCGTGGGAGGCGACAGTGGCGAGCTCGTTTACCGCCGCCCCGGCACCGCGTCGTGGGTTTCCGTCATGTACGCGCACACCGGCGTGATCTTGTGGGCCGATGGTCAGGATAGTCGCCGGGCGCCCCGGCATTTCGCGGGGATCGACAAGGTAGATCGACTGGTGGCATTCCTGGCCGGAAGCTGAGTAAATCGCAGTACGATCCGCGCATGAACAAGATCACGGGGGTTGTGGTCGCAATTTGCGCGGCGTTGATGTTCAGCCCGTCGGCCAATGCTGACCCACCACCACCCGGCTGTGCGCGCGTGCCGCTACTCGGCCTCAATCCACAGATTCTCGAGATGTGCGACGGACCGATCAACCCGGACGGATCATGGGAGCGAGCGCGCCGATACTGGCACCCGCAATATGTCCACAGCAGTTGCGGCGGCGTCTACTACTACGGTGGCTGCCCCCAGTGGGCGCATGACGTGATCCCCGCCGAGCGGAGCGGGATCGAGACCTACACCGTCACCGCTGACACTATCCCTCCTGGCGAGCCGGGGCACATCGAATGAAGGCGCTCGTGCTGGCCGCGATGATCGCTCTCGGGTGCGCTCCAATTGTGCACGCCAGTCCTCGTCCAACTGGGATTGTGTGCGACACGCTGCGCAAGTACCCCGGCATGGGGCCGACCGACGTGGCCCTAACGTTCTCAGAAGATCAACACCTCTACAGCAGTTACGACGCTGCCAGGGCTGTCGTGGACAAAGAGGTCATGAGCGAGTGTCCTGAGCTGGCGACCCGCGGGCGCTGAGCTCGGGCAACCCCGCTGCTGTTGACAGATTGCCGCCCGGTGATCGGCATTGCACGACCGGTTTCCTACTGCTGTTGTAGTGTGCCCCGTAACCAGATCGGGCAAGGGGGCAGGTGTGAGCGATGACAAGGTGTTGCAGGCCGACCTCGACGCGATGGCCAAGATTGGTCCGCACCTGCGCGAGAGTGCCAGGCAGATCCGGGGGCGTATCCCGGCCGACCATGTGACCCCTGGGGCGGATCCGGGTTTGGCTGCTCTTGAGGCTTTCTCGAAAGCGATATCGGATGTGGAGCGTATCGCCGCCGCTCGGCTGGAGGCGATCAGCGATGTGTACGACGAGGCGCACAAGGGCTTCTTGACCACCGAGCAGCTGCACGCCGGGTACTACAAGTTGCCGAGCATCTACCAGCCGCCGCAACGCGCATGAGGCTCCAGCCGTGACAACCCTCGATGAGTTTATGGCTAAGAAGGCCAACGACTATATGGCGGTGGTGGACAGTTTGCGGCCGCGCACGGCGGCGTTGAAAGCCACCTACGACGACTACAAACGGTGGGCCACCACCCCGAACGGAACCTACTGGTCTGGGCAATTCGCGGGCGCCGCCCAGGAAGCCGCCGCCGATGACTGCAAGGGCACCGATAACGCCGACGACACCACCGAAGATGCTGTCAAGCTCGTCAGCGCCACCATCGAGTTCGAGGTGTTGCCGCCGTTGACCAGCGGGCAGAACATCGTCACCAACGCGTTGCGCGAGGGCGTCACGGTCAGCCAAGACTTCACGATGACCTATCACCCGGCTGAGGGTGAAAGCGAAAAGTCGGTGGCCCGCAACAAACAGATCGTGGCTGACGCTGAGCGCGAACTACGCGAGTATGTCGCCAAGTGGGAGAAGGCCACCCAAGAACTCAAGACACAGACCGATGGCGCGCGCGAGAAAATGCTCTCGCGCATCAACCCCAAAGCGGCCCTAGTCGATGCGCGCAAGATCCTGCGCGACGCCAAGCCCGGCGAGCCTGTAGCCGAGACGATCGACTACAAAAAGCAGTACCCTAAGGCCACCGACCCGGCGAGCACCACTCCGGCTGCCGCGAGCAACCCGGAGACGATCAATTACAAAGAGCTGTATCCAAAAACCGCGTCGGTGGACGGGCATCAGCTGGGCAGCCTCGGGGCCATGCCTGGTGTGGGGGATATCGACAAGACCAAACCAGCCAAGCTCGCCCCTACCTTGGCCGACCGCGATGTTCCCGCGTTCGCCCAGGCGACCCGCGAGCGCCTGCAACATGAGGGTGTGCCCGCCAACCAGATCGAGCAGCGGGTCAATGAGGCGGTCCAGCGGGCGCAGGCCCCGCGTTTTGCCCCCGACGCCGATCCGATGCGCACCCCTGGACAGGTGCCGTTGCATAACTCGCCCGGTGATCAGTTCAACGACATTGTGGGCCGCGCTAACGATGAGGCCACTAAGACCATTGACGGCCAGATTGAGCAAGCGAAAGTTCTTACCGGGCAGGCAGGTCCGGGTGCTCCCGGTGTTGCCGAGGCATGGAAAGACGTGGGCCTGGGCGCAGTCAAACAGGTTCACGAGCTGACGAGCGATCCACTGGCCGCGCCCAAGATGGGCATCGAACAAGCCAAAGAGTTCTACAACCACCCCGGCGAGTTCATCGGCAAAAACATCATCCACGGCACGGAAGCACTCGGCGGCGGGGTAATCGGCGGCGAAGCCGCAGCCGGTGCGCGCGGACTACTCGGCGACCTCACCGGCACCGAAGGACGCGCCATCACCCACGATCTATCCAGCACCCACGAACCGACGTCCGCGCACGTCGAGCAGCCCGGCGCCGGCGCGCATTCCGGGCCCGTGATGGACCATCAGGCCCCCTCGGCAGGTGGTGACCACACCCCGCCGTCGTATCAGCCGCCCGCACCATATGAGTTCGATCCTGGCGGCGGCCAGCATTACACCTCCGGGGACCCGCACCACCCGGGCGGCTGGCCGCCCGGCACCCCCGAGGCCACATGGAACAAGGGCGACACCGAGCCAGGCTGGAAGCACATCAACCACAACTTCGACAAAGACTGGATGCCGTACCAGGAACAAATCGGCGGAATTGAACGAACACCCAGCGGGGCACTGCCCGAATGGGTGCAACATGACCTAGATACGGGAGCCCCCGTCTCCTTCGACGGACACACCTATCGCGGCCCGCAAGAGGTCTTTCTCGAAGCAAAGGACGGCTTTCGGGGCTTGGCGTTCGCGCCGGACAACGCGTACTGGACGGGGCGGGCAGAGTCGGCGCTCGAACAAGTTGACCGACAGCTCGGCGCGCTCCCACCAGGTGCGAGACTTGAGTGGCACGTATCCGATCCCTATGGTGCCGCGGCCCTTCGTGACCTGTTCGATTCAAACGGTGTCTACGGTGTAGAGGTCATCTACACTCCGAAACCATGAGTGAGGTGGCAGCCGTGAACGAGGTGCAAAACCCAGTCTGGGGCGCATCGCGGCCGTCGCTGCTCGCTCTCCGGGTAGCAGCTGGCGAATCTCCCGAATGGATCGCCGCACGCACCGACAGCCTGCTCCGTTCGTTGGAATCAGCGTTCGACGTATCGAGCTGGCAGATTGCGGCCGACAACGGTTGGGAACTGTGGGAAGGTTCCCCCGACGAACTGGTCAACATAGTTCGCAAACATCCCGTTCGTGAATTCGTAGGGGCCTCGGAAGATATCGGTGATGCGCTACCCGGCGAGGGTTACTCCTTCACCATTTCGGGCGCAGGCCCCCGTGTTTCCCCTCTGGTGCGTATCGCAGCCGGTCACCCAGCAGTCGGACAGCGGCTACCTCGCCGCCGTCTGGCGGTCGAGCTCCGTGAAGCGCATGAGAACGCGCTGCGGTCCGTGGATGCCGACGCCGTAACAGCTGCGGTGGTCGAGACGTGGGAGCCCGCAACCACCGAATTCGCGGATCTCGCAGTGCGTCGTCTCGCTCGTCGTGGCAACTGGAAGATCGGCGTCGGCTACCGAATGTGGATCAGCGCCGAGGTCGGTACGGTCAGCCATCTTGTTGACCGGCTAACCGCGACTGAGCTGGCCGGGGGCACGTTGATTTCAGCGCCGGATGATTGGCCGGCCGCAAGGGTTGTCGAGGCGATGACGGCCACGCTGCGGGAAAATGGTCTCGATGAGGTATCTCACTAGCCGATAGACGGCGAAAAACGCCCCTGCCCAGTGGATTTGAGCAGGGGCGTTTCCGGTCGGCTAGTTGGCGTCGCGCAGCTTCTCTGTTACCTGGTGCTCGAATGCTAAGCGGTCCTTGCGTTCTTCTCTCAGCTCGCCGCGTAGGCCGCCGATATCGGATCGCATGCCGCGTAGGTCGCGGCCGAACTCTTCGAGCCGGTCGAGCACGTCGTCGAGTCGGTCGCCAACTCCGTCCACGTCGTCGCGGAGGTTGGTCTTGTGGCTGTTCTTGACCTGGTGGAGCACGGCGCGAAGATCCTTGCGGTACAGGCCGAGGACGAGCACGACCAGGGCGATGACGATCCAGGTGGCCAGTTCCCAGCCGTCGCGGGCCAGCGGAGGCAGTGGGGGCCATTCGGTGATCGGTACTGGTGGCAGGATCACTGAGCCGTCCCGTCCGGCCCGCCGCCGCGCCGGTCCTGAATCATCTTGGTTGTGGACAGCCCGGCAGTGATCAGGCCAGCGCCGGTGACGATCCACGTCAGGCCATCGCCACTCTGGAGCTTATCGAGGGCGACGAGCACTGCCACCGCGATAATGAAGACGAGCAGACTCGCAGCGTGGATTACCAGGCGTACGTTGTCGTTGGGCATGGTTGGTTGTCCTCTCATTTTCGTGTTCAAAACCGGAAACAGTGCAGGTCATGGGTGGCCCGGTATAGATCCCGGTATGTTTTCGGCTATTTCGTCCACCACTGCCGTTGTGCTGGGGTTTTGGGTGGACTACTTCACGTGCTCGACCGTCCGGGCTAGTCCAGCTATGCCAGGCTTATCGGCGGAATCCGGCGATGATGTCGTAGGCGACCGCGATGCCGTCCCGGCCGCCGAACTCGGGTTTGGGCAGGTGGTATTCGCCGTGTGCTTGTAGGCCGGGTAGTGCAGCGACGAGGGCGATGAGGCCGGGGATGTTCTGTAGTACTCCGGTGGGCGAGAGCAGCCGGCGCAGATCGTCGTCGACCTTGGTATCGCGCGAGGATCCGGCCTGGCCCATGAGGTTGCCAAAGAGGGGGTTCTGCCCCACACCCTGTAGACCGGAGATCATGCCCAGGCCCATTTGCGCCGTGGGGCCGAACCCGCCGAGTAGCGGCCCGATGATTGGCAGCGCCGCGGTGGCCCAGTCGGTGATGATGGGTACCGCGATGCGCAGTACGTGCACGAAGAACGGCAGCTCCAGCTCGGCCTGCACGATGATCGCATAGAACGCGGGGCGGATGTTGTCTGGCGCGACGGCGTAGAAGTCGTTCCGGGCGTTGACGTTGCGCACCAGCTTGGCCAGCCACGCGGGCCGCGCCTTGCGGGCAATGCCCGTGACCGGAGTCGAGGGGTTGCCGAACTGGACCACGCCGTTGATCCGGTCGCGCAGATGCCGGTACTTGCCGGGAGGCGAAGGCGTGCGTGTCGGGTCGCCGGGATGGATGAAACCGCCGTCGCCGAACAGGATTTCGAGTGCGTCCTCCATGCCGTCGGCCGATTGCGAGTAGCCGGAAAACCACAGCTCGAGATCCGGGTCATTGATGTCGGGGTTGTGGTCGAGGCAGTATTCCAGCGACTTGTACTGGTCGTAGGTGACCTCGTTGTAACTGAATTTCGCATCGCCACCGAGCAATCCGAGGTAGCCGCCCTTTTGGAATGACAGCGGTTGATGGTTGATCTTGAGCACGTCCTTGCACCACTCGCCGAGGGCGAAGCTCGGACCCACGTTCCAGTCCGCTCCCGAGCCTGGCGACGAATACAACCAGATCTTGCGCCGCGGGCGTGGAGCCACGGTGCCGCCATAGCCGACCCGGCTGGCGGTCAGCTCATCGAATACACCGGTCTGCGGTAATCCGAGCCGGCGCTGCATCTCTCGGGTGAACGCGGCATCACCGTTACCGTAGTACCCGTCCACCGGACCCATGAGGTCCCCGTACGCCGAGGCATACTGCTTGCCCCACCGCTGCCAGTGCGACACGTCGTCACCGCGCGCATCCGACGATCCGGACTTGAGCGGTAGCCGCGCGCTCATCGGAGCACCACCCCGGCCTTGCTGCGATCTGCGGTGCCGCACACCTTGTCTCGAATCTCAGCGACGGCCTCGACGAGGGTCTGGCCGCCAAGGCAGTTCCACTGCATGTTGAGCTGATCGTCAGCGGGCCCCACGATGACAGGCTGTGGCGTTGCAGAGGCGGCAGCGGTTTCGAGCTTGGCATCCAGGTACCAGAAGTCGCTGAACAACGGGTCATTCCAGGCGCGGGCGTTGTCGTAGTAGTCGACTCCGACGCCGTTGCGGTTCCCGTGGCTCTCCCAGTCAATACCGCGCACCGACTGTTTGATCTCACCGCCCGGAACGTCGGCGTAGAACACTGTGCACGCGGTGTGGCTGTATTCGCCCCCTCCGCCGTGCTGCAACCCGACGAGCATGATCGGCTGGAAACCCAACGCCTTCACGCCACCGACAGGCAGTCGCTTGAACCCGATGTCGAAAACAATCGGGTAGTTCAAACGGAACGACTCCGTTGAGCCGTACCGGTTTCCCGACCAGTCGGTGCGCCCCATCAGCAGCGCGCCAGTCTGCAAGACCAGACCCGAGCAGTCGGTGGAGCGCTTCGGGTCGGTACTGAACGCGCCACCGAATGCATACGGCAAGCCGCGCCGGGCGCGACAGAAGTTGTCAACCTCACGGGCCTTGAGCTTCGTGATCACCGTGGTCATCGGGTGTACTCCTTTTCGATGCGTGGGTCGATTTCTCGTGCGTAGGAAGAGAGCTGGTCGGATGCCCACCAGCCGAGGCGGAACGCGACGGCGAACACGGCGAGGTAGAGGGCCGGATAGATGAGCAGCTGGCGGCGCATCATGCCGCCAGCTGGCCGAGTGCGAGGGTGTCGGTGTTGATGCGGATGATGTCGCCGCTGGCACCGGACTTGGAGACGGCGGCCTGCGATGACCACAAGAAGTTCCCGGCCGTGGGGTGATCCCAGAACGACACCCCGGCAATGGTTTCCGTGGCACCGAGGGTGTGCTCGGGGGTGTTGGATTGGCTGATCGAACCGGCCGCAGCAGCGTTGAACGCACAGGCGTAGCGGGTGGCCACCGAGGATGCGTTAGCCGTTCCGTTCGCGCCAGGATCGCCGGTGTGCATCTTGGCGTACACGGTTGCCGGTGGTGTGTAGGCCACGTTGCGGCAGATGTGATCGAGCAGTTTGTTCGCCAGGTAGGACGAAATTCCCCATGCCATAATGGTTTTCCCTTTCTATTGATACGACCGGATATGTGCTATGCCCGTTCCGCCGATGCGTCCGGGATTGGCGATTCCGAAGGCGCCGCCCGAGCCGGGACCGCCGCCACCTCCGGGCGCGTTGCCGATGGTGTTGGTGCCTGCCTGCGCGCCGCCGGTGTAGGTCTGGCCGTTGAGGGTGGTGTTGCCCGCAGCCTCGCCGGGCTGGTTGAGTCCGTTGCCGGCGTAGGCGCCTTTACCGCCGGCGCCACCGGCACACGTGGTGGTGATTCCGTCGATCAGGAATGTGGTGTCACCGCCGGCGCCGCCGTCTTTCTCCTTGGCTCCCGCGGCTCCGGGCGCGCCCACCATGCCGGTCAGGGTCAATGCGGAGCCGGGGATCTCGCTGTTGCGGGCCACGGTGCGCGCGTTCCATGCGCCTTTACGGCCGCCCTGTCCGGTGCTGCCCAGGCCGCCGTCACCGCCACCCCCGCCGCCTCCGGCACCGCACCCAACGCAGTCCATGAAGTCGCAGTTGCGCACGATGTTGTGAGTGAACGCCCCGGCCGTGGTGTAGGTGGCGAGCGTGGGCAGCCCGCCTGGCGGATAACCGAGGCTGCATGCCCGCGTCATGGTTACCGACAGGGCGGCGTCGATCTTGGCGACGCGCTCGATCACCAGCGCCGAGGACATCGCCACGGTGCGTGTCAGGTCGACGGGCAGCAGCTTGTCGAAACCGATCGAGCGCGGCGCCGTGAGGTTGCACGTCAGATCGATTGCGGCCACGCGTTGCAAACCGATGGTGCCGGTCATCTCCAGCGCGTTGGCTAGGTCGATGCCGATCACCTTGGCCAGGAACAGCGCCCGTTCCATGGTGACGGCCAGCGCGAGGTCCTGTTGGAATGTGGCCTGTAGCGCAAGGTTGCGAGTGATCAGGATCGAGCGTTGCGCGGCCAGCTGGTACACCGCGGCCAACGCCAGCTCGCGGTCAAGGTGTACCGACAAGACCACGCCCATGGCCTGCATGGCGGTCAGCTCAACCTCGCCGACACACATCACTGCCAGTGCGGCATCGATCCCGATGATGGCGTGCCACCGGCCGTTTGGTGCGGGAGCTGGCACGGCCGGATTGACCGACCACTTACCGCCCGACCGCGCGCCGGCAACGGTCGGGCTGGTGGACCAGGGCACGTTAGGGCCCGGCGAATCCTATGCGGGACACCATCGCGCCCTCGCTGTCGGTGCCGGTGATCTGTATCCAGTTGGGCGGGTTGGTCTTACCGTCGATGTCCAAGCCGCCACGCACGACAGCGAAGGTGATTCCGGGCAGCTCGGGCATGGTGAACGTGGTGCTCGGCTCGGGCATGGTCGGTATCTGCGGTGGCGTGGGCGGCTCCTGCCCCAGTTCCGGTACCGGCGGGTCGGGGGTGGGCGAGGGTGCCGGGGGGTCTGTCAGATCCTCGTCGTCATCGACGGTGGCTGGTGCTTGCGGTGTGGTCATGGGTGAGTTCTCCTGTGGTGTCAGATGAGTTTTCGGCCCGTGAAGGAGGCCACGCCGAATACTTGGGTGATGGTGCGCGGCACGACGGTTTCCGATCCGGTGGAGCCGTTGGAGCGCACGTCGTAATCGACAACGATCAGGGCGGGTTGGATCTTGTCGCCCGCGTTGAGCAGGATCTCGAATTCGGCGCCGGGGCCGATGGCTCCGGTGACCTGAACATCGTTGCGGTACAAGCACCAATGCGGGGTAACTGGCCCCTTGGCCGAGTATGGGCGACACGTGGTAGCCAGCTTGTAGAGCCCGGCTTGATCCACGGTCACCGCGCCTCGGCCAAGGTCGGTGATGGTGGCGCCATTGGCGTAGTCGGTGAAGGTGAAGAACGACGCCGGTAGCTGGCCCGCTGAGGTGATGGGGTCGGTGTAGGTGAAACCCGAAGTGGACGAGCGGGTTAGGCTCCACGCGTTCGACAAGGTGGCACTACCTCCCGAGGCGACGTAATCGGACATGGCGAATGCTGCGATGCGGTATGAGTCGTAGGTGAACCACGACGTTGCCCGCTGAACACAGAACATGGCGTATCGATAGTCCGGCCCGGCGGCGATGGTGCCTGAGACATCGGTGGCTGAGGTGACCGGCTTTCCGTTCACGCGGACAAAGAAGTTATCTCCGCTGCAACGGATTTCGATACGCGCACCCTGTTTGACCGACGAGAGCCCGCCTTGAAAGGTCATCGGAGTGGCGAACGTCCAGCTGGTACCCGAGCGGGTGAACTTGCCGACACGGACCTCGCCCTCTTTGGCCAGGCAGTAGGCGCCCGTAGTGCGATCGGCGTTGCAGCGAATGAACACCCCGGAGTAGTAGTTTCCGTTTTGGGTGTTGCCGAGCACGAATGAGGCCGACTGTCCGTCGCTGGCGTAGGTGTAGTTGGGGCTGGCGAAAAAGTACCCGTCAGGATTCCCGTTCTTGACGCCCGCATATCCCGAATCGCCCCTGATGGTGATATCGCCGGGCGTGGGGCCGGTGGTCCAATCAGTCGCATTCAGCGCGGCACCGTCGGCCCCGGAGAACACGAAACTGTAGCTATTGCCGTCGCCGGTGTTCTGCTCGGTCTCCTGCTCTTGCAGGGTGGTCTGCGCGGCGATAGCGCTTTTGAGCGCATCTTGCGACAGGCCCAGCAGCGCCAGTAGCGAGTCCTTGGCCTGATTGATGCGATCCCCGATAGCGCCCGTGGTGCCGGTGCCCACACCGTCGGCGCCGTCCTTGACCCCAGACAGAATGTTGCCGAGGTTATCGACAAGATCATCGACCCGGCTCATATCGAAATTACCGACGACATCTCCGACGGACAGGGTTCCGCCGCTGGTGAGTTTCTGGGTCTTGTCCTTGTTGGCCCCGAACCACGTTGCGATGGCCGCGACAAATCCGTTGATCGGCGTTACCACCAAGCCGTTGTAGATGTCACCCAACTGATTGAACGTGGTTTGCAGGTCTTGGATCTTGACCTGGGGCAACGTCGGAATGTTGCCCAGGCCGATTAGGCCCAACAGTTCCGAGGCAGTGATCTTGCCGTCGGCTGTGATCGCGGCGAATCGCTGCTCGAACTGCACGATACCCGAGTTGGCTTGTCCGCCAATGGCATCGAAGAACGATCTGAACTTACCCAGCACCGGCCCCAGGTTTGACATCACCGAAGCGACGTTCGAGAAATGGACCGGCCCACCCGAGGCGCCCTCGGTGACCACCAATGTCACCGTTGCCCACTTGATCGAACCATCGGCCGGGACGGTCCATGAGCCAGTCAGACTGGCACGCACCCATGCCGAGTCCGCGGCCACCGGCTGTATCTGCTTGATGACGATATCGGGCAGCTTGGTGCCGTCCGGGCCGAACGGCGTGATGCACAACCGAATCGGATTGGACCCCGCCGTGGCCGTGAGGCCCTGCCACATCGCCGAGGCGCCCATGTCCACGGTCTGACCCGGTGCCACCTCGAAAGGGTCTTTGACGCTGATCACGTACAGATGGCCGTCGGCGTTGACGTAGATCGACTTGCCCGACAGGTGCCCGTTCTGCGCGGCGTCGTAGTGCCAGTCCGGGTTATCGTCGACCACCGACGGGTCGATGAATCCGCCGGCACCGTCGGTCAGATCCTTGGCGACATCAGCAACCCACGCCGCGGGAATAACGCCCTTGAAGAACTGGCTGACCGCCTTGGCGATAGCCGCGAACAGATTGCCCCAACCCTCTTCAATCTCTTCTAGGGTGGGCCAGCCAACGTCCTGTCCCGAGGCGAGCTGGAGCAGCCGGCGTATCGGCATGAAGATCTGTTGAATCGCCAGCAGCGTTTCGTCGTCGCCGTCGTAGGTGCCCATGATCGCCTCGGCCAGGCCGACGAACTGGCCGACAACGGGCAGGCTCTCGATGAAGTCGAGCAGCAGGCCGGGCAGGTCTTCGGGGCCCTGAATATCGTTCGGGTCAGCGTTGGCGACGTGGGAATTGAATCCGGCGAACAGCTTCGTCAAGATCCCGAACGGCGTCAGGTCTTGCAGCGGGTCACCGCCGGTGGAGCTGTGGAACGTGCCGGGCATGCGTTCGGCGGCGCGGTTGCGCATCGCCGCGGGCGTCAAGTCCTGTAGCTTCTCGGCCAGGGTCTCGACTGTCAGTGCGCCAACGGGAAGGTTGGGCACACCGCCGGGAGTGGTCACCGCCGCACCGCCCGGGCTGCCTTGGGTATGCGCTTGGGGCACTTGGGCGCGGTGGCGGTCATCTCCACATGCGGATCGGCTTCGGTGTGCTGGGGCTGCTCGGGCAGCTTGATCGATTCCTGGCGTACCCCGTCGGTGATCCAGGCCGGCGCGTGCACCGCGGTCGGGTCAATGTGCTCGGTCTGGCGGATGCCGAGTGCTACCAGCTGGGCGGCCAGGTCGGCGACAACTGGCTGCATCACCGTCAACGGCAACTCGGTCGCAGTCAGCAGCGCCGAGGCCAGCGCACCACCAACAGCCTTGGTCTGCGCGTCGATGTCGTCGGCGGCCGGGATCTTCTTCGGAATGAACTCGGATTCGACAACCTTGTCGGCCAGTGCTTTTGCCTCTTCGGGCGAGATACCCTCTGTCACCACAGTCCTATCTGTTGCAGGCCGCTCATGGTGCGGCTCATCAGTTCGGCCATGCGCTCGATCGCGTCCTTCTCCTGGCGGGTGTCCCCGAACGTGCCCTCAATCGCCAACGGCCGGTGCTCACCCCAGGTGATGTCTAGGGAGCGGCAGCGGCGCACGAATACCCGCGGCATCAGGTACTTGCTGGTGCCGCCGACCCGATCACCGTTCCACCAGTGCCCAAAGCCGTTGTCGCCGATCAGCCACGGCGCAGCGTTGGCGACGGTCAGCGTGAACGAGGTATCGGGGTCGGTCTCGCGCCGGCGCCTGCGCAGGTCCATCACGCTGGCCGCGGTGAATGCCTGGGTGACGTTGGTGCTGGTGGTCTCCAGGTAGTGACCCCAGCCCTGTCGACTGGTCCGCAGTAGCAGCGGAACCGACATGTGCGCCAGAATCGAGTCTCGGTAGATCGGGTTGAGGAACGAATCGATGGCACCGCCGAGGGAGCCGACCGACACGGTGAAGCCGACGCCCGCGCTGATCGCCGCTGAGATGTTGTCGCCGAGCACGTCGCCGCCATATTGGATTGCGGCACTTATCAATTCGTTGACACCTGGCATGGACTGGCCGCCCACGGTGATCCGTCCTGCACCGCCCGGTGAGCGCGAGAAGTTCGAGGTTTGGATGCCGGTGATATCGCCGTCGCGGTACACCACGTAGGGGTGCGCGGCTTGCGTGCCGAGGATGCCGGGGAGCCGGTAGCCGGTCTCGTCGATGGTCTCCCCGGTGAACAGGTCGTAGCTGTCCTCGACGTGGTTGGACAGAACATCGGCGATTGTGCGAGTCAGGCCCGTAGCCAGGTTGCCGCCGATGGATGTGCCGGTACGGAAACCGGACTTATCGACGATGCGGGCGAACAGCGTGCCGTTGCGCCAGTTGGTGCCTGCGCCCGGCCACGGTTCGGGATCGCCGGTTTTCCAGCGCCGCAGATCCCATTGCAGCTCTGCGTCTTCCATGATCGGCGCGGCCACATCGAAGATTGATGTCTTGATGCTGCCGACGACCAGGGACAGCGGGGCCACCGAATCACCGAAAGTGCGTGGCACGACGACGATTTGCGACTGCTGCCAGATATTGAGGAATATGTCGACCAGCTCGGGAATGTTCCAGTTAGCCGGATCGAGCAGCTTGAACAGGGTGCCGATATCAATGTTGCTCAGCTGCAACCGAAGTAGATTCGCAGCCATTGTCAGCAGGATTCCGTGATCGGCCTGCGCCAGTAGCATCCATGCCTTGGGCTGCTGGATGAGTGACAACGGTAGGAACGGATTACCGGCTGTGTGAACGAATTTCAGCTCTTCTATGTCGTCCAGGAAGTCGATGACCACCACGTCTCCGGTGGGCCCACGCTCAATACGCACACCGTCTTTGGCCTTCATCCGGCCGCCGATGCGGGCACCCATCGTCTCGACGATCACGTGGATATTGCTGGTACCGCGCGCATCTTCGTCGAGCGCCCAGAACGCCGCCCACGTGCCGCGCCGGTCATCCAGATCGATCGGTAGGCGCAGCGAAATGGTGCCGGTCTGGTTGACGATCGGATTGACCCGCCCGCCCAGCTCGCCGCGCACCGTGCCGCGATAGACCCAATCCCCGTTGTAAAGCTCGATGTGCGGCGGGTCGTAGGCGCGCTCAATGCGGTACTCGCGCACCTCCCGCGCCCACAACGCGAAGTCGTCGTGATCGGTGCCGGTGAACGGCTCGGCGAAAGTTGCAACGGTCATGCTTGGTGCCCGTCGCAGCCGTGGAAGGTACCGACGTGGATCGGCGCACTGTCACTGACCAGCGCGTATAGCGCCACCTCGTACCGGCTTGGCAGTAGGCAGATTTCGCACCACAGTCCGGTTTCGGGTGTGCCGGGGACAAGGTGCAAGGCGACCGCGTTGACCCTCACGCCTCAAGTCCGCTTTCCGCCGACCAGAAACGACGCTGCCGCAAGGTGGCCTTCGCTCCCGAGGGGCCCTGGCACACGACCGGCACCACCACCGGATCATCCGCGGTGCCGGTGTACTGGGGTACTGGGTAGAGCGGTTCCACCCCGTTGAACAGGCCCGCCGCGTTCGACAGATCGGCGCTGAGGTAGGTGTCCATGAACGGGTCAGACATCACGGACAGTAGTTGGGTCAGCTGCGGGGTCACGATCATGCGGGCCGCATCCGCGCCCACCGGGCGGTTCCATTTGCGTTCTTGACCGAAAGCGAAGTCCGGGAACTGCCATTGAATCGCGGGGTCCAGCTCCCATTCGGGCCACAGGTCTTGATCGGTGGGATTCCACACGTCGAACCATCCGGTGTTCGGATTGGCCACCACCCGGATCACCGGCGCAACAGCGGTGGTCTTGCCCGTGAACAGCGCCGTCAGGAACCCAGCCAGCGGTCCGCTGGTGAACGACAGCACGTACCCAAAGAAGGTGCCGGTGACCGACACCCCGCCAGTCCCGATGTTCGAAAGCTGCTCGATGGCTTGCCGAATCGAGGTCGCTGACGAGATGAATGAGATTGGCGCGGTGGTCTGGCCGCCGATAGTGATGGTGTACGACAGCGTGCCCAGGGTGATCGAGAACGCCAGTGGCGCCAATCCGCCGCCGTCGACTGTCAACATGCCGGGATGGGTGATCGGGGTACGGACCGTGAACTGCTTGGGCGTGCCTGTCACCGTGACGTTGCCGACGCCGAGGGATGGCAGTGCCTCCAGCGCGGACTGAATGGTGGCAATGTCCGCATCGACTGCTAGGTCTGCGGTCTTATCCACGGTCGCCCCATGGGCATATCCGAGTTTGTAGGTGCCCGCCGAGCCGGCGTTGTAGACGGTGAAGTTGCCGGGATTGGTCCACTCGGCAACGTCTTCGGCGCTTTCGTACATCGGGTTGTAGGCGTGTGCCGAGACCACCGCGTGATAGACCTTGTCGATATCGGCGTCGAAGCCATCCTCAGTCGTGTACTGAATCTCCTTGGCCAGCTTCAAGTACAGGAACCGTGGACCTGATGGCCCGTTCCACGTGCACTTGACCTTGCGCAGGTTGTACGGGGTGCCCCAGAGCTTTTGAAACCGTGGCCGCGATTCGGGGGTCATCCAGAACGGCAGAATTGGAGTGCGGATCGGCACCTCTTCGCCGACCGGCCGCCCGCCGGGCTGGAATGCTCCTGACTGGGTGCGCATCGTAAACCCGGTGTCGTACATGCCCTTCGGGTCTACATCGAGCACGATGAAGTCATCGCGCAGATAGATGTCATCGGTCGGCGCGGACACCACCATCGGTGCCACCACCGAGTCACCGTTGGACGATTCCAGCGTGATCGTCGCGACCGCCATCTATGACCACCTGCCCAATTTCGCTGCCGCCATTTCGTCTTGTTGCTGCCGCATAATCGACACAGCATCGCTGGTGTTGAACGCGCTGATCGTGGTGTTGAAGACCGGCCCCGGTCGGGCGCCGGCCTGCGTGCCGTGAGCCGTCCCCGCGGGAAGCGCTGCGGGCGCCGGCACAGCGGCCGACGCGGCAATAGGGGTCGCGCCGCCGAATCTGCTGCCGTGGCCTGCACCCTCGGGTGCGCCGCCAAGGCCACCACCGGAACCGCCACCGCCGACGGATATGCCGCTGACGAATTGAGAGATTCCCTTGAGCCAGCCCGGCGAATCAGGAACACCAAGCACCCCGAGTGCCGAGGACACCTGGCCGCCGACCGCCGCGGCAGCCGCGTTGCCGAACTCGAATGTGCGCTCTGGCTGACCGGGCACCTGCGACTTGACGCCCATACCGGACAGCCCGATCCCCGAGAGCCCGGAGATGGACGACGACAGATTGAACCCGCCACCGGTGGACGACGAGCCACCACCCGGCGCGGCAGCGCTCACCGCCTCCGCGCCAAGGGAACCGCCGGGAGCATCACCGACTGGCGGGCCGGAAGCCTTAGTCCCAGCGTTAACCGCCGCGGCGGTCTTGGACTGCAGCGACCCGAGAAGGCCATTGGCGATACCTGGACCCGAGAAGATGTGCACGTGATCCATATGGTTATCGGTCGGCGAGCCCCGATCCTCCATGTCGTACCCGCCACCACCCGGGTAGTACAGGTGTTGGCGCCAGATCGCCCACTTCAGATCGATAGCCGCGGCATTCGATAACACGAAGTCCTTGACCGCATCACCCTTGGCCTTGTCGTTGCCAACCATTACATCCAGGGCACGGCCTGTTGAGTGCTCGTTGAATTTGCCGTCGGGAGAACGATATCCGCCGATGCCGCCGGACGGTCTGAACTGCTGCGAGATGATGTCACTGAGTTCGGCAGTGCCCTTGACCAACCCGCCCTGTGCATATCCGGGCAACTTGCCCTGGTTGTTCAGGTAGTCCAGCAGGCCGGGGTAGGCATTCTCAATCCCCTTGCGCGACTTGGATTTGATCACGAACTCGTCCCCATGCACCACGCCCGCGATCTGCTGGGCCGGCACGTTGCCGGTGTATCCGCCACCGTCGAACTTGGGCATGTGCGGTATCGCGCTGATCTTGGTGCCGCCGACCTCGATAGTCAGCGTGTCGGCGACCGCATTCCACTTATCGCCGATCCAGTTGAGCACCGCCACCAGGCCGTTCTTGAGCCCATCCCACATGCCCCTGGCCGCGTTGGTGATAGCACCCGGCAGTCCTTTGACGAAATCGACTATGGCCGTGAACTTCTCCTTGACGCCGGTCCAGACCTCGCCAGCCTTGGTGACCAGCCAACTCCAGCCGTCGCCGATGCCTTCCCACACCCGCTTGAGCAGCGGCCATGCGGTGTCCATAAACCATTTCACGACCGCCTGCGCGGCAACCTTGATCGCCGCCCACGCGGCGTCAACGATCTTGCGGAACGTCTCAGAGTGGTTGTACGCGTATATGATTCCAGCAGCCAATGCGGCAATAGCCGTCACCACCAAGCCAATGGGGTTGGCAGTCATCGCTAGATTCCACAACCGTTGCGCAGCAGCAGCGGCCTTGGTGCCCAACGCGATGGCGTTCGCCCCAGCAGAGGCCAGCACCGCAGCGGCATTCATTCCCTCCAGCAGTGGGGTTGCCGTGCCCAGAGCGTTGTTCAGCGTGTCGATCGCCCCTGCACCCCAGGCGTCATCGCCGCCGATCAGTTCCTTGGTGGTGGTCAGCGCATCGCCGACTTCACTGATCCTGCCTGAGATCGAGCCAGTGACGGCGGTGATCTTGTCGGACGCCTTGGACAGGCCGCCAGAGAGCGAATTACCCAGCCGGACAGCAATATCCGCCCCAATATTGGCCTTGTCCACCGCGCCAACAAGGCTGTGCTTGATGGACTCACCGGCCTTGGTGTAGTTGCCTCTGCTGACCTTATCGAGGATCGCCGTCACGATCGCCGCGCCCGTCCCGGCGCCCACCACCGAGCCCAGGCCCGGTAGAGCGCTACGCAGAATGTTGCCGACCGACCCCGCAATGCCGGGCATCCCAGCGGGAATGGTCTTGGCGATCTGCTCGCCGATGGCGCGGCCCGCCCGCTCGCCAGCCTCGGCACCCGCGCTGACCATCGCCGCGGATTCGATTTTCGGGGTGACCTTGACATCGCCGGTGTGCTTTTCGACCGTCTCTTTGGCCTGCTTGCCGGCGGTCTCCGCGGCGGGCTGGTCGACCTTGGGCTTGACCGCAACATCGGTGGTCTGCTTCTCGATGGTGTCCTTGACCTGCTTGCCCGCGGTGTCGGCGGCCTTCTGATCGACCTTGGGAGCGATCTGAATGCTGACGACCTTGCCGTCAATCTGCTGGTCGATCGCCTCGGTCACGCCCCGCAGTGCTGGGATGATCTGGAGTGTCGCGTACCCGATGGTTGTCACGTATGTCTCACCTCCACAACAGGTTTCACAGATAGGTAGCTACTTGACATATCCGCTCTTGCGTTTGAGGAACATTGCCTTGAGCGCTTCCTTAGCTGCGGCAACGGCTTTGGCGACCATCGCGGCGCGCGTCGGATGGTCAATGTCGGCGGGTGTCTTGTCTTGATCGCCGAGTAGCTTGACCATGGCCGCCCACACGTCAGCGATCAGGTGATCGGTGATCGTCCATCCGGACTGACCGTCGTTGACAGCCGCTACCGTGCGCGAATGCGGTGGCAGTTGGCGCACCAGGACACCGAGACGGCGGATAGACAGTGTGCCGCGGTACAAGTCGGTGAGATCAAGTCCGTTGTAGTACTGGGCTAGGTCGGCCTCTATCTCGTCGCCATGCTCGTCGAGCAGGCTCAAGAGGCCGATTATTCCCCCGACAGCTCCAGCAGCTTGGCACCGATTGCGGCGAAATCTCCCACGGTCGGGCTGGTTGCCAGGAACGCCGCCCACTGTTCGGACCCGAGAAGCAACTCGGTTCCGCCCAGTTCGTCGCCGTCCTTGAGTTTCATATAGGCCTCCAGGGGCACGGCTTCCCCGAATGGGATTCGCAACGTGATCCCGTTCTGCTCGATGTCTACATATCCATCGGCCTCGGCTTGACGAATCACGGCGCTCTTCTTGGCCTTGCGATCCTGCGGCTTGGGGGCATGGGCGGGAATAGCCTTGCGCGGTGCGCTTTTACGTGGTGCGGTCATGTTCGACTCCTTGACTATGGGGGTGGGTCCGACTCGCGAAGGTGGAGCCCCACCCCGGACGCGGGAGTCGGTTCGCGTCCGGGGCGGGTGCTTTCGCCTACGAGACGGTGACGGTGCCGCCGGTTCCGGTCGCCGAGACCGCGGGGACCGGGCCGGTGAAGGTGGCCACCAACGGACCGCCGTCGGGGCCCTCGACGCTCACGCCGGGCGCATCGAGTGCCTGCACAGAGTCCAAGTCCCGCAACGCCGATTGCAACGCGTACGCCGTCTTCGCCGTGAGGGAGACCGTGGTGTCATCACCCACCGTCGCCGTGTAGGCAGTCACGCCCGACGCGATGGTGAAGGTCTTGGTGACATCATCGGCGGTGCTGCTGTCCAGGTACTTGAACACGTCTCCGTTCGCGTCGGCGGTGTGATGCACGGTGATTTCCGCGAAGGACAGTTCGCCGTCGACAATGCCGCCGTGGCTCTTGAGTTCGGCCAGCGCCGGGCGCAGCGCCACCCACACGCGGGTGATGTCCTCATCGACGTACCGGTACAGCACGTAGATCTGTACATCCTTGGGGATGCCCAGCTTGTCCGGCGTGGATCCAGGAAGGACGACCTTGCGGGTAACGGCGTTGTACTCCAGCGCGGTGAAACCGCTCTTGAGCTTGCCCTTGCGGAACTTCGTACGGAAGTTCGGATGCCCGAACCCGTCGTATTCCTTGACCTCGCCAGACGGGTCGAGCGGGATGCCCTTCTTGTCGTCGATCAGACCAGAGAACTCCCAGCCCTTGGCCCCGGGATCGTCGGTGGCAGTCGTCGGGATCAGGGAGGTGATGTTGTCGCCTGGGACATCCTGCTTCAGTATCAGCCAGACCTCGGCCTTGTCCGGGATGACGGTGGCATCGGGATTGATGGTTGCAACCATTGTTGATTCCCTCCTTAAGGGCTCCAGAGCCCTTGCGGGCCAACAAAAAACCCCGCCAGATTTGACGGGGTTGATCGGTGCGCGTTCTGCGCGGTTATCGGGTGCGTGCTCGGGTGCGCACTGTGAACGAGATGAGGTCGCCGCTGGTGCGTGAGTCGCGCGCTTCGAGGAACGCGGTGCCGGGCAGGATCGCAGCGATACCGGGGACGCGGGCGGTCAGCAGCCGCGACATCGCGGCGTAGGCGTACTTGGTCTCGCGGCCCGATGTCCACGACGTGACGCGAATGGTCGGGTCGGTCGCCGCCGGCCACATGTCCAAGGTGGCACCGTCGTCGGCAACCAGCAGCACCGGATCGGAACCGAGCGCCCAATCGGCCGGCAGCTCCAGCCGCACCGACAGCTCGGGGAACCGGGCCGCCATGTCGGCCTTGAGCCAGTCCTTGATCAGCCGCGCAACGTCGACGGGCTCTCGCACCGCGGGCTGCGTCACCGGCCGGCCTTGCGTTGTGCGCGCCGCCGAGCCGCCCATGCTTCGTTTGCGTCGCCGGAGGCCTTCGCCTGCGCGGGTGTCGCCTCTGGCCGTGCCTTGCGGCTCTTGCCGCGATTGCGCGTCTCTGTGGTGGGTTTGGGCCGCACCTCCAGCCCGGCCGCCGCGGCGGCACGAGTGAGCACGCCATCCTTGGCCTGCATCTCGGCGGGCACACTCACAGTGGCCGCGGCGCGGTCGGTGGTGTAGATCTTGACCTTGGCGCCCTGGCCGATCTGGTCGGCAATCTGGTCTGCCAGATCCTTGATCGCAGCAGCGGAAAGCTCCTTGAGTACTTCGGCGCCGCCGTCGCGGTCGAGTTCGAACGCCATCAGCCTTGCCCCCGGGAGCACAGCACCTCCAGGCCACCGCGCCCTGAGAGCATCCAGTCGTTGACGATGATCGGATAGCGCTTGCCGCGCACCGTCAGCTCGTCGCTGTTGATCAGGTCGGTACCGGGGTTGAAGTAGACCGTGCACGCGATGTCTTCGCCGCTGCGTGCCCGCTCTTGGCGGTGTCCCTGCCCGGTCTGCGAGCCGCTGCCGGGTGCCACGGCGACGGCCGTCAGGGCGGTGTCGGTTGCCTGGGTCAGCCGACCGTTCTCGTCGCGGCCGGCGCCGCGGTGGCGGATCACCTGCTCGCTCACGCCGGACTCTCCAGGCGGTATTGCTCCAGGATCGCCAGCTCCGTAGCGGAAAACGCCGTCCGAGAAACGGTTTTCTGCTCGGCCCAGCGGAATGGTCCCACCGCGATGGGATCGCCGCCTGTCGGGGCTTTCGACATGCGATCAATGAATGAGAGCACCGCGGCGTTGAATGCGCCGGCATCGTCATCGTCGATGCCGTGGTCCATGGTCACGGTGATCGCGCCGTAATGCGGCGACCAAAAGCCGCCGCTCTTCTTGCGTACTAGCCCGCGTTTGGACACGTATAGGCCCGAAACATCCAGTGTCTTACCGTCTTCGGTGACCTCAGTCAGTGTGACGAGTCTGAGGGTCGGAAGGGCCAGCAGGCGCCCGCCGGGCCCGTCCAATTCGACCTCGTGCCCGGTCTTAACCGGGGTGACGTGCCAGCCGCAGAACTGCCGCACCGTGGCCAGTCCTGCGGCCAGCAGCCGCTCGGTCTCAGTGTCGTTCTTGTCGAGCCGCTTTCGCGTGTACTGCTCGACATCATCGACTGTGAGTTCGGGCATGGAACCCTACGCGCTCGGCGCGGGAGATCCGGCGCCCTCATTCTGCGGCGGCGTCGTCTTGCTCTCGGGGTTGGCCCCCTTGCTCGCCGCGCGCTTGGACTTCGCGCTGACGGGCTTGACGCGATCGCCGTACGCCTCGGCGTCTTCGTCGGACAGCTGCACGGTCGTCTCGCCGTGCCGCGTGGTCAGTGTGTATTCCTTCATCACTTTCTCCTTCGGATGATCATTGATGATTCGGGAAACTGTTGCGGCGCCGCGATATGTAATCCACGGCGCCGCAACGGTTATCAGAGAAGCGGACTAGGGGGTCCAGTCCAGGGCGACCTTGCAGAATCCCAGCGGCTTGCGAACCGCCAGTGCGCGACGCACCTCGGCACGGATCGTCACCAGGTTGCTGGTGAAATTCGAGGCGTGCTGGGTTGCCGACTCGACGCGGACGCCGCCCTTGCGGTAGGCCGTCGCCGCCAGCTTCCACGAACCGACCGCCACGGTGCCCTCGGCGATGGCCGGCGTGACGACGGTCTTCTGTGCCCACAGCGGAGGCTGCAGCACCAGGCCGTCGTTGGCGTACTGCCCGGCGAACGGGCCGCCACCGTAGTACTGCTGGTTGCCGTCCTTGGTAAGCCGGAAACGCTGGTAGTCGTTCGGGTGAATCACCAGACCATCCACCGGCAGCTGCGCGTTGGTTTCGACCTTCGTCATGGCGCGGAACACCGCGTCGAAGTTGTCGCCGGGCCCGGCCGATGCCTCGGTCTGCAGACCCGAGCGGTTCAGCACGCCGAGCAGGTTCTGACCGGTGCCGTCACCGTTGAGTAGCTGCTGCTCCTGGATGTAGGCAAGCTCATAGAGCAACCGGGTGTCGATTTCCGTCTTCAGGAAATCGGCGTCTTCCAGGAACTCATCGGTGAGCGTGATGAAGCCCGCGATCTTCTTGAGCGCGTCGGTCTTCTGCGTGGGGTTCACGAAGTGCATCTGCGGCTTCGCTCCACCCTCGGCCACGGTTGCGAATCCGCCCTCGAGCGCACCTTCCACCAGGTAGCTGATGGCGTTGCCGGAGATCGGGCCCTGCGCCAGCAGGTCGTCGATCGTGAGGCGAACACGCGGTGCCTGCACGACGGTCCGGTCGAAATCCGTCAGATACGGCACGCCGTCCGTCCAGCCGCCCACCACGTGGTTGTCGGTGGCCGCCTTCGAGGCAATGAACTCGGGCGCACCGACGGTGACGTTGGACTGGCCCTTCTTTTCGAGCATTCCCGCGTGCGCGTGCTTGACGAAGTGCTCGCCGAGGGACTTCGCCGCGCGCTCTTCGCCGGATGACTGAACGTCGCCCGGGATCTCGCCGGCCATCCGGTCGAGCGCGGCCAGCGTCGCGGCCGACTTCTCGCCGGCGGCGATGTCGGACTTGAGCTGGTCGATCTCGCCCATCTTGCCGTCGAGGTCGGTCTGCTCTTCCGGTGTCAGTGCCCGGTTCTCGCTCTTGGCCTTCTCGGCCACCTCGCGCGCCGCCTTGATCAGCGCTGCGAGCTTTTCCTTGGGATTCATCCCATTTGCCCCTTTCAGGCTTCGTTGATTGCTAACAGCGCCAGGTAGACGGACGGGTCCGGCGTGGCCACATCCGGCGAAGCCTTCGGCTCCCCGGCGGGCGGTTCCTCACCGCTGGTCTGGTCCTGGTCTTCTTCGTCTGCCGAACCTTCTTCCGGCAGCACACTTTTGAGCGCGGTCACGATCTCTTCGGCCTGAGCAAGCGCACCGCGCAGCGCCTGTCCGTTCTTGGCCGACAGCACGCGCCCGGCCTTGGCCGCCATGGCACTGGTGGCCGCCTTGACCGCCAGGATCTCGGTCTCCTGATTGGCCCCGATCGGCACGATGGACACCTCGTAGAGTTCGAGTTCCCGCAACTCGTAGTAGGCATCCCGCCAGGTCTTGTCCTCGCCCTCGGGCTGGATATACGCCCCGTCGACGACGCGATAGGCGAATGACATCTGATTGACCCGGCCCGACTTGAGTAGCCGATAGGTCTGCGCCGACTTGGGCGATTCCATGTCGAGCCGACCATGAACCTTGAGCCCGCGGTCATCCTCGGTGGCCTCGATGATCTCGCCGAGATTGAAATCGGGGTCGGCGGTGTTGTGGCCCCATAGCAGCGGGATCGGGACACCCTTGGCCTTCCATTCGGCCAGCGTGTTCGTGAACGCGCCTGGCTGCACCACATCGCCGTAGCTGTCCTTGTTGCCGAAAACACTGGCATATCCGATGAATTCGCCCTCTTCTAGACCGTCGGTCTTGAACTTCACGACCACGGCCTTGGTGCCGGCGTCGGCGTGCGGGCCGAGCTTCGCGGCGAGCTCGTCAGAAGTGGACATGCAGATCGTGTCCGTTGGTGTGGCGGCCATTACTCTTATCTCCCTCGGTCGGGTCGGTTGGCTCGTTGCCTGCGGGTACCGGGTTCTGATCACCGTTGGCGGTGACGTTCAGCGGGACGATCAGCTCGTCGCCGCCGTCGATGCGCGGCATGTTCAGTCGTGCGCGCCCTTCGTTGCGCGTCATGTACGGGCCACCGATGGCCTTCTGCAACATGTCGCCCTGCTCTTCAAACGAGCCGGCCAGCTTCGTCTGTAGATTGAACTCGCAGTAGACGTTTCGCGGGTCGGCCAGCTTCGGCACCAGCTTCTTGTTGATGCGCTGCACCGTTCGCTCGATCTCGGGACCTAGGTTGTCTCCATACAGCGCCTTGCGAAACTCGCGCACGTTCGCGTAGTTCGCGTTGTCGAGAATGCCCACCATCGTTGGGTTGACGAAATAGACCTGCGCGCAAGTCTCCAGTGAGAGTTTCACGCCCTCGACCCACTGGTTTTCCTTGGCGTTGAACGCGATTGCCTTGAGTTCCATGCCGTCCTCAAGCAGCGGCGTCCCGCCAGCGTTGGTTGCGCTGTCACCGGCATACGAGTCCATCCACTGCTGGATGAACCGCTTGCGCGGCGAAACACCATCCGGGCCCGCTTCGGTCCATTTGGGCGCCGTCGCGGGGCGCGTCAGATACGAGCCGACCCGGCCGCCGCGCTTCCACATCTGATCCCGGAACACCTGGCCATGGATCTGTTCGGCCAGAATCGCTTTCAGCGAATGCACTGGAGAAACACCAGACCTCGGATCAACCGGATTCCAGCCGCGGAACACGATCATGTCGGCGGCGTCGATCTCGGTCCACTGCCCAGATGTCCCCGGGATCGCGACCTTGTACTTGGCGACGTTGAATGCCGTCTGCCCGATGGTGCCGATGACCCATGTCGTCGGGATGTGCCGGATAACCCAACCGGTCGGCGCGTTGTTGTCGCGGCCGACGTACCAATACGTTTCGTCGTAGAGCATCCGAGACGCGACGGTGGCCTCGATCAGATCGAACTGCGTCATATCGTCGTTGGGGTCACGCAGCAGCTCGGCGAGCGGGCTGTCACGGACTCGGTTGCGCCCGTCCTCGGCGTCGCGCTCGAAGACGTGGATGCCCAGTTGCGCGATGTTGCGTGAGACGAATCCGACCAGGGTGCGCAAGTGCGGTTGCTCGCGCCACAGCTTCTCGACGGGCTGATGCATGATGCTGGTCAGGTACTCGTCCAGGCTCATGCCCTCGGGAATCAGCTCGTACGTCGGCCGCGCCGGCATGTTCGGAATCTGAGAAGGCTTGGGCGCGAACCCGAGCCATGAGGCTAGGCCCACCGGCCCGCCTCACAGCGCGACAAAGTCGTTGTCTGCATATGCACTCCTCGTCTCGGTTTCCTTGGCGGCCAGCGCGCGCGAGAGCGCCATGATCAGCGCCACCACGCCGTCGATCTTGTCGCCGGCATTGGCCTTATCCGGCTTCACGTTTCCTGCCGGGTCCATGGCCACCGCGAAGTTGTCGATCTCCCAGCGCAACAGCGGATTGCCGCCGTGCCGGATCATCGGCTTGACCGGCAAGCCGTCCTCGTCGGTGCGGGCGCCGATGCGGATCAGCCGTTGCAGGTCCTTGGTCGGCGCGCTCATCGAGGCGAACCCCTGACCCATGGTGAGCATCGGAGCGCCGTCGGTGATCAGGTTGTTGATCAGCTGTTGTGCGTTCCACCGGTCATAGGCGATCTCCTGCACCAGGAACTCGTCACGGTCCCGCCCGATCTGCGTCTCGATGAAGTCGTAATCGGTCACGTTGCCCGGGGTGGTCGTCAGCCAGCCTTGAGAAACCCAGTTCGTTGCGTTCTCCGCAGTTCGCTCGTCAAGATCCTCGATCGAGTCCTCCGGTGCCCAATGGCGCAGCAGCGCATCGAAAGTGCCGTCATCGTTCGGGAACACCCATGCCAGCGCACACAGATCACTCGTCGATCCGAGGTCCAAGCCGCCGTAGCACTGGCGCCCTTTAAGACGCTCCGGCACAACGATGCTGGCGTTGATATCCCAGTGGTCCACGTCCAGATACCGGGTTTCCTGCTTCGTCCGAATGCCCAGACGTAGCCTCAAGAACCGGGCCAGCTCGGCGGGGGAGTCCTTCGCCTTCTCGGCGGCCTCGACCATGGACCGCTTCGTCGGGCTGATTCCGTAGCCGGGATTGGACTTGCGCCAGGTAGATTCGGCGAACGGATCGTCGCCCTTGATCAGCTTGCCCTTGTCGTATTCGGGCTTCTCGGCGGCGAACACTACCCCGTAGGTGCTCGGCCGATTGAGCACCCTGCGCGCCAATTTCTCGATCAGCTGGCGCTTCTCGTCGTACGGCGTGTGCCGCTTACCGGCGTCCGCGGTCGTGATGTAGATGATGAGCGGCTGCTCACGCGAGCCGGTGCCGGTCTCCAGCGCCTCGATCAGCGCCATGTCCTTGTGTAGGTGCAACTCATCGACGATCGCGCCGTGAATGTCCGCGCCGTGCTGCGCGTCGCCCGCGTTGGCGATCGGCTGAAAGTAGCTTCCGCTGGCCGCGTGGGTGATCCGGTGCTTGAGCGCCCGCAAGTATCGTTTCAGCCCTGGCGACTTGTTGACGATCTGACGGATTGGCTCGAAGACGAACCCGGCCTGTTCCTTGGTCGTCGCCGCGGCGACCACCTGCGCGCCCTGCTCTCCATCAGCTGCCGTCAGGTAGATACCCCACCCGGACGCCGTAGTGCTCTTGCCGTTCTTACGCGGCATCTCGAAGTACGCGATCGTGATGATGCGCACCCAATCGCCCGAGTCCACAGAGCGATGCACCCAGCCAGCAACCGGGGCGATCAGATACGCCACCTGCCACACGTCAGGATCGAAGCGCTGACCAGCGAATCTGCCCTTGGTGTGCCGCAGCTGCCGGAACGCAGCAACTACCTTGTCGGCGCGTTCAGGATCGAACCGCGCCCCCGGAACCTCCCGGGGCTCCGGTGTCTTGATCAGTGGTGGGCAGTCAGGAACCGGATAGCCGCGTGACTCGAGATACCACGCCACCTCGGGGCTGAGCTTGAGCGCATCGAGATCAGCGTCAGCCCAAGGGCTATCAGTCGTCGTCGGCTGCACCCGCGAACGGGTTCGCCTCGAACTCGCCACGATCGTCGTCTCGCTTGGACACGTTGCGCTCAGCGGCCGGCGTCAAACCGAAGTGGTTGGCGAATTGCAGCAACCGCGACGACGCCTGCTCGGCCACCGCCACCGCGGGGTTCTTCGTCCACCACACCGACGTGCTGCCGTCCTTGCGGGTCGACTCGTTGCGCACCGTGATCCCGTTGGCGTTCACATCCCTGGTCGCCGCGACGAACCGCGCCCACGTCTCGCAGTAGGCCGCCAACGTCGCGCGGTCCTCCGGTTTGATCAGGTCAAGACGCACCAGACCAGGGGCAACGCGCTTCCACTCGGCCTTTGCCTCACGCGAGAGCCAGCTCGGAGGATTGGGGGCCAGCCGCTTGAACGCCGGCGGCTGCGCAACCGGCCGACCTGCACTGTCCTGGCCCTCACCGCGACCGCTGAGCAAGAGCAGTTTCGCAGGCTGCCGTGCGGGCATCACTCACCACCTATTTGCTGTACGGGGAGGCCATTTGCTGGCGCGCCATGGGGTTTATGCATAATTACCCCCCCTTGCATGAATGTTGTGCAGAAAAATCTTCGCCTACCGCGGCGAGTCGCATACGTGCTGGTCAGAGCGATATTCACCCCTATACCCCCTCTGACCTGCGAATATGCATCCAAGGGGACTATTCGCCGTGCATAAACCTCTGAATATTTATGCACGCCTCGTTGCGTACGAGTTTGCTGTACGTAGGCGATGTTTGCCGCGCAGTGCGTCGGCGTTGGTCTTGGCCTTGTGGTGGTCCTCGCACAGGGACATGAAGTTACGCGGGTCGTACTTCGCACCGCCCTCAGCCAGCGGCGTCACGTGATCTACGTCGTCGGCCAGCCGCGGGCAGCCCGGGCGCTCACACAGCGGGTGTGTGGCCAGGTAGGCATCGCGCACGCCTTGCCAGCGTCGGTCATTGCCGCTGTCGTGGGTGGAGCCTTCCCATGCTGGACGGCACGAGCAGGGTCGGCCCTTCGGTGCGGGCTTGTGGCAGCGAGCGCACACGCGCGGTGGTGCACTGGGCATTGGGTCGCCTCCCTGGATACGACAAAACCCCAGCTAGGCCGGGGTTTTTTGGGCAGGGTTTACTTGCGACAGTTCCAATCGTCGCAGGTCAGGACGTGTTGCGCAAGTAACGTAAGGGGCAGGCGTGGCGTGTGACATTCGGCCGAATAGCTTTCGCGCCTATGTCACACCACCGCGGCGTGATTCCTCGCGGCCGGACCCGGGCCCGTTCAGGATCTCGCACCGCGGTCCGAGCTTGGGCGCGTAGACGGTCGCACCGCAATGGCACGTCCACATGTGGTGCTTGCCGCCGCATGCGCACGGACGGCAACGCTGTGTCCAGCCGGGCTCGTCGATGCTGTGCCAGTTCGGGCAGTAGGTCGGGCTGACCACGGTCCAGCCATTACCGTTGGGCACGAGATCACCGACGAACGCGTTGGGGAACCGATCGCGCGGTGGCCGTGCCATCTGCCAGTTGTACTACTGGCCACCGACAGCACGTCGAATCGGTTCAGTTTGCCTGTTTACCCTGCGACAGGTCGACGACGTACATGCTCTCAGTCCACTCATCGCGCGATTCACCGTCGATGGTGACGCGCCACAAGTACGTCTGATCTGTGCACAAAGACAATCCACCGGTGAGCTTCATAATCATTTGTACCTTCGGCCTGACGGCCTCGGCCGGTATATGGAATCCGGCGAGGACCGTCGGCAGCAATTCCTCTCCTCCACCTTTGAGACGCAGGGGCTGCGACGTAGCGCCAGGAGGTGCGTCGATCCCAGGCTGGACCTCAAAAATCTCGCCGTCTACGGTTTCGAGCGTCAGTTCCACGATTGGGCGCGCGCCGACGAACTTTGAATCGAATGTCGCAATTGCCAGGACAAATAGCGGCGCCGTTGATTTGGTGACAGTCGGGTTGTAGCCGACCACGGATATTCCCGACCCCACAACAGTAGGCTTCTTGCTGACTTCGTCTACCGTCGCGTAGTCCGCAACGATGATGGTCACGCGCGCCGAATCGCCGACTTCGCTCATGCAGTCAGTTGATCACACAACGATGGGGTGTAGTAGGTCGAGGTGCTTCCCGAAAACGTCCGAGTGTTCAGGCCCAGCCGGGCCGCCAGCTCACGCTGAGTCGGAATCGGCAGTGATAACGCGGCCCATTCGACAGCCAGGTAGATAAGGCGATCTGCGAAATCGACGCGTTCGACGGTGCCGAACCCAGTGATGCCGGACTCGGGCTCACGGACGGCCACCCGATCTCCGTGGTCCGGCAAGTCGCCTATGACATCTTCAAATCCCGAGAACGTTAGGCCGCCAGCAACGCGTACATTTGGATCGATCATGACTTCGGTCATTGGACCGGCCTCCTCTCCTTGTTGAATAACCTCACGAACCTCTGTGCGTCTTCCAGCGTAGGCGGGTCGCCGAGAACCACAGAATAGTGTGCCTCGGGCTCGCCGTCATACTCATCCTTTTCGAAGACAAAGCCCTCGTCACGGATCTCTCGCGCCGACGAGCACCACCACAGGTTGGGGTTTTTCGCTGGATCGAGGTTATGTAACTCGGTGACGGCAAGGATCCGACGCAGGAGCATGGCGCGGTCCTCACCGGGCGCTGCGTGATCCGCCCACACCGACGCTGTGTGATGACCCTTGCCGTCGCTGCGGCGTGCGTCAATCGCAGCCCGCTTGAGTACGCCTTCGGCGCTCATCGGGGCAAAACGAACCACCAACGCGTCTGCGTGAGGCTCGTCCGGCACGATCAGTCACGATAGTTGGACCTCGGCGGCCGGTTCCGATTGCCCGTACGTACGCGAGAAGTGCCCGCTGTCGGGCCCGGCGTCGGTTACGGAGTCCGTTTGCGACATTTCGTGGAGAATTTCTACCGCCGATGTTGCATCCGCGGTCTCGACCTGTCCTGCCTTGAGCTCGGCCGCGCGCAGCTCGCGTACGGCGCGCAGGCTGAACACCCGGGGATCGCCGCGCATGATGTAGTGCTCGACGAACACGCCCTTGTGCAGCCAGCCGACGGGAGCCAACTTGCGCTGTCGGAGCCATCGGTAGAGCTGGCGCTCGGAGACGGGTTCCTCGATGTCCTTGAGCCGCTTGAGCAAGATGCGCTCGGTGAGTCGGTCGCCCTCGCGCCAGGCGCGTTGCCGGTTGCGCTGTACGTCGACGGGCTGCTTGCATGCTGGGCAGGTGATGCTGCGCTCGTCGGTTGGGGCGTAGAGGAACTTGCCGCATTCGATCGCCTTGCCGGCGCGCGAGTACGCCTTGATGGTGGGGCAGGGGCCTGCGAAGTGACGGTCTGGCCGGTTGATCATGCGCAGGGCATTGGCGCGCAGGTCGGCCATTTCCTTGAAGCACCGCATGGCTCCGGGGTCGGCGGCGATGGTGTGCACGTGCTCGGCGAGCCATTCGGCGGCGTCGGCCGCGGTGGGTTGGTATCGCTTCGGTAGGCGTCGCCAGCGTTCATCGGGTAGTGGTCCGATGAAGTCGAGCGGGACGACGCGCACCGGCTCGAATTCGATGCGCCGGGTCTCGCACAGGTCACGTACCCATGTCGTGACGGCGTTGCGTGTTTGGTCGCCGATGGTGTTCGGGTTGCCCTGCGAATCGAACCGAATTGGGCTTGGTTCCTCGCTGGACTGGCCGACCGATCCGGTGGTGAGTACGTCTTGACCGGTGAGTGTGATCTCCAGTTCGCCTATCAGCCAGGCGATCTCGGTGAGGTGTTCCTGTAGCTGATCGATGCAGTCGTTGCACAGGAATAGATCGCATTTCTGGGAGCACTTGCGGCACTTGGTCACTCGGAGACCTCGCATGCGCGGCATTCGCAGAGCGTCCCGAGTGATTCGTCGTGAATACCGGCATTACCGCATTGTCCTGGGCACCTAAACGGGTAGTGGGCGGGACATGCGTCGCGGGTAGCCCATATCTTCGCGCGAGTGGCGAATAGCGACTGGACTTCTATCACTTCGGCCATGCCGCCGCTCCCAATCCGTTGTAGTGACGTTCCTTGACCGTGAACGGCATTGCCTCCCCGAGGTGGAAAGCGCCCATGAGCGCGAGCACCGCGGCGTCGGCAATGTCGTGGTTGAGTACCTTGACGCGGGGCCCGAACCATTCGCGGACGGTGAGCAGAACCTCGCCCTTCTCGGCCCGGCCGCTGCCGGTGGCCCACTTGGCGCGGGTCTGCGGGGGAACTACCGCAACGGGAACCTTTTTGGCGTCCAGCGCGCCGTACAGCCCGTGCCATAGGCCGCTGCGGTCGAACGTCGAGGGCAGGAATTGGCCATAGGCGGGGCCCTCGATGACGGCCAGATCCGGCGGGCCGTCGCGCAGTGCCCATTCGATCACTGCTCGGCACACGGCGCGCACGCGCCGGCTGCGGGTTGCGTACGAATCGCCGTCGTGGCCGCCGTAGCCGATCGAATGCAGTGCGGCGGGCGCACCGTCGCGCAGCACGGCCAGACCGGTGCTACGCAGGCTCGGGTCGATACCAATGACGGTGGTCACTTCTGGAACCTCGGATATCCGGTGAATGGGGCATTTTCGAGAACTGTCGCCAGGTTGCGCAAGGCGGTGGCCGCGCTGGGGGCACCGTGCCCTTGCTCGTAGTCTGCGGCGTCCCCAGCGAAGAGTCGCGCGAGCCTGAGTCCGAGGTCGATCCCATCCTCGAATGCCTTCTGTAAATCGCTCACCGCGCACCCACCTTGGCGCCGCGGTTCCAGCACGGGGCGATCTGGTCCCGGCCATCCGGCGTCTTGCACCATCTGCCCGGTTCGACGTGGCAGTGCTCGCACGGGTAGTCGATCTTGTCGGCGTAGGCGGCGACCACGGGCCCGCGGGAGGCGTTTGGGCGGGGTGGCCTCGGCTTGTACTGGCGCGGGTGTTCGCTCATCGGTTCCACCACCAGCGGCCGGTCATCAGGCGCTCCAGGGTCATGCCGAGTCCCAGTCCCCAGGTGACAGAGGTGGTGAACATCATGAACGAGAGCCCAGCTATCTCCCAGGCTGACAGTGGAGCATTGCATTGGCTCATTTGATGACTCCAAACGTGCTGGCGAATTGGGTGATCTCGGCGCGGTGGTCGACGAGTGCCGGCCGTGCGTCGAGTCGGTCCTCGCGCGCTTCGCGCTGCTCGCTGGACTCGCGTTCGGTGCGCTCGCGCCGGATGGCCCGGGCGGCGTCGGTGATGTCCTTGGGCAGTGGCCGATAGCCCGATCCGTGCTCGCTGTAGACCTTCGTGACGGCCCTGGTCAGGTCGTCGAGATCGAGGCCGTAAAGCTCGAATTGCTCAGCCCATGCGAGGCAGGTTTCCTTGGTCGGGGCGGTCAGGTACGGGTCGTATGCGGCGCATTTGGTGAGCACCAGCGCGGCGATCTGAGGGTAGTTCCGGGTGGTCATCATGCCTCCAATGCGGGTTGTTCGGGCTGGTTGGCGAATTCGCGTGCGAGGTCGAGACCGATGCCGACCTTGCGCGCAGCGGGCGGCGCCTGGGCGTGCTCGGACGTGTTGCGGTTGGGCTGGTTTCGGCTGTTGATCAGCTCGGATACCAAGCTGGGCAAGGTCTTCGGGTGCAGGCTCTTGGTGGTCCAGAGCGCGAGCGCCGCGCCGACCAGCTCCTCGGATTGGCCGTCCTTGAGCAGCGCGGATGCCTGTAGGCGCAGTTCGGTTCGGACGGCTGCAGGGTGCTTGGCGGGGATGTGCTCGCTGACAAGCCGATTGGCTGCTGGCGTGACGGGTGCACTGCGAGGCTCGCTCGCGGTTGAGTCTGGACTAGCACTTTCAACGTAACCAGTAGTTCTCTTCTGTTCTGTTCTATTAGGGGGCGTGACGTCACGTGACATCTCACGTGACGCGTCACGTGATTTCTTCTCTTGTCGTAGACGCGCCTGCCGATCTCGGTCGGCCTTGCGGCGCGCCACGAGTGCGTCGCCGGCCGAGTTCCATACGTTCCATGTGCGAAAGTCCCAGCCGCCGTTTGGACGTGGAATCAGGATCTCCGCGTCTACCAACTCGCGTGCGAGTTTCTTGGGGTTGGGTAGTCCAAGCATTGTGATGTTGAGCTCGGAGATGTAGCCGGATGATTCGACGTTGCCGCAGAAGGCGAGTGCTCTCGTGAGCATGCGCTCAGCGTTGGGGCTGAGCTGTTGCACGGCCTCGTCGAGGTAGTACGTCGACGAGAGCAGGACGGCCTTCATGAATCCTCTTTCGTGGTCGTGTAGGTGATTTGGACTGGATATCGGCCATGCGCCCGCAGGCATCCGTCCGTCTTGAGCGCGTACTCGTAGCCGCACATTGAACAGATCCCCCGAGGTCGAAAGCTCGCCGCACGCGCCCCCGCGGCGGGTGGCTTCCCGGTACCGGGGCAATGGATCTCAAGATGCCCCAGGTAACGGGTGCGCTTGCGCTGGATTCGCTTGGCCATCAGGCCGCCTCCCAGTCACCAAGGGCAGCGCGTTCCACGTGTGCTTTGCATCCCCACTCGCGCAGCTGTTTTGCCGCCGCGTCCGGCTGGGCGCGTTGCATGAACCGGCGGGCAGGAGCGATGGGCACGGCGATCACGGGCTGGTCGTCGTAGCCTCGGTATCCGTTCGGGTAGTCGGGCTCGTCTCCGGGCTCGCACACAAGGCGGGTGAATCGCGGCTTGTTACCCCAGCCGGACGGCGTCCATTCGTCACCCGGGTCTTCCAAGTAGTCGGTGATATCGGGCAGCCAGGCGGGCGACGGGTCATCGCCGTCGGGGTTGTGGAAGTAGTCGACGATCTGCTCCCACCAACGCCAGTCCTGGTCTATGAAAGGCATGCCGTCCTCGGTCGGCCACTCGTCGACAACCACGCGGTAGATGTACTTACGTGCGGCCATCAGCGCACCACCTCTCGGGCTGGTCCCAGTCACGCCCGAAAGCGTCACCGGCTGCAGTCCTGGACACCGACCGCGCGAGGGACACGAGCAGTTCGCGCGGCATCGGTTCGGGCTCCAGTCTGGGTGCCGGATGTGATACCTGTAGGTACGGGCCACACGAGATCAGCAGGCCCCAACCTGTCGGCAATTCTCCCGGCCGTACGATCGACCGATCCGAGACGACCAGCCACCAATAGTCCATGTGCCGCTTGAAGACTTCGGCCTTCTCGGGGGCTCGCAGCTCGGTCAGCCAGTCAGACCGAGACACCTTGACCTCGTGGCCATGTAGCGCATAGCCGCCCGTCTTCCAGTTGTCCACGGCAATGAAATCAGCAATTCGTATGGGATCGAAGGGCCGATTGCGCACGTGCTCGGCAACGGCATACCGCCTGGCGCCCATTGTTGTTCGCCCGTAGCGGCGGTGCAGCTGGTCCAGAATGTCCCGCTCGGTCGTCTTGTCGCCCATCACTCACCCCTCCTGAATTTCGTATGGCACTTCTCGCACCGGGGCCGACCGGCGCTGTGCGGCTCGGTCTTGCAGTCCACGCATAGACCGGACTGGTAGGCCTTGGTGCTCTCGGGGGTGCGGGTCATCACGCACTCACTTTCGAGCCGAGTTCGATCATCAGCCAGGTATGGGCGAGCTGTATCTCGCTGCTGGTCATCGGTCGTGCCCAGCGCGGGTTGAGCATCGCCGCTATGGAATTCATGCCCAGCTCGCAGTCATGGCACACGCAATCCCGGTGGTTACGCACGACGCAGTAGCGCCCGCACCTGTCGCAAAACGCGTGCTTCATGCGCCCGCCTCGAAATCGAGCGGGGCAGCATGTAACCGGGTGCGTAGCGACAGCTCCAGGTAGTCGCGGTTCAGGTCGATGCCGATGTACTTGCGGCCGAGGCGCTGTGCCGCCATTCCGGTTGTGCCGGAACCGCTGAAGGGGTCAAGCACGGTGCCTCCCGGCTTGCATCCGGCGGCGATGCAGCGCTGCGCGAGCTTGGAGGCCATGACCGCGAAGTGGGCCCCCGGGAATGGCTGTGTGGGGATCCCCCATACGTCGCCAGGGTTGCGGCCGCCCTTGTTGGTCCATGTGTGTTGGCGCCCGGTGGCGCCCATGTTCGACTGGTCATTCCAAGCTGTCGGCCGAGACTCTGGCGGTACCCAAGGTGTCTTTACGCTGTTGGCCTTGTTGACCAGCCCGGACCGTGACCGCCGCGAGGCCTCCCGATCGCCGTCGTACTGCTCTCTGATCGGGTCGAGGTCAAACCAGTAGCGCTTCGACTTGGCCAGCATGAACACGTGTTCATGGCGCCCGGCCAGCCTGTCGACGACGCTCTCAGGCATGGCGTTCGGCTTGTGCCAGATGATGTCGTTGCGCAGCGTCCAGCCGTCGTCTTGCAGCGCTAACGCGACGCGCCACGGAATGCCCAGCAGATCCTTGGGTTTGGCCCACTCGCGCCCGGGGCGGTCTACGGGCCGGACCCAGCCGCGCCTTGCGATGTTCTTTCGGTCGTCGGCGTTCGGGCCCGGGTTGCCCCGGCCGCTGTAGTAGCTGTCACCAAGGTTGAGCCAGAGTGTTCCGTCGTCGGCGAGCACGCGGCGCAGCTCGGCGAACAGCGCGCGCATATTCTCGACGTACTGGGCTGGCGAGTCCTCCAGCCCATACTGGCCGGGCTCGCCGTAGTCGCGAAGGCCGAAGTAGGGCGGGCTGGTGACGATGCAATCGGCCCCGCCGGCGGGCAGTGCCTTGGCCACGTCGAGGCAATCGCCGTGGTGCAGGGTGACCTGCTCGTCTTGGTAGTAGGGCGTGATCATGCGCTGACTCCGAACAGCTCCAGCTGCCCGACCGGTTTGTCCTCCGTGGTGAACCCGAGCGCGCGGTCGAGCAAGTCGTCGGTCCAGTCCTCACAGCGCCAGAACTCGGCCTTGGCATCGGCTTCCTGCTGCTCGGTCGGCGGGCAGATGCGATCACCCATGTACGCGTACCCGCACGGATCGCTCCCGCAGTGGCAGAACTGGTGGCGACGTAGGTTATTGCGCTGTGCGGCGGTGGCGCACTCGCGCATCTCGGCGACAAGATCGACCGGCAGGGAGCGCGCGTACTTGTTCAGCTGCGCGGCGCTCACGGTGACGACGGGGATACCCCTCGATACGATCTTGCCGCGTCCGCACTCAAATCCCTTGAGGTGAGACGGGTATCCATCGGCGGGCACGCGGGTGCCGCCGTAGCAGGACTGCATCAAACGGGTGACACCTGCGGGACCGATGAGGCAGTCGCGCATTGTCCACCCGCCGACCATCCGCAGCAGCCAGCGCTGATCTTCGGTCAGCATCAGCGTTCCTCTCTCGCGTCGTCTCGGTCGCCGCACATGCCGAGGTGTGCGTGCGGATGTCTTGCGGCCCGGTCCATCTCGGTCATGGCGTAGCGGGCGGCGCGGGCTTCGTCGCGCTCGGCGGCGTAGATGTCATTCACTGGAACCACTCAGACATTGACTGCCGCGACTGGTCGACCAGCTCAGACCAGGGCTTGCCGAATAGGGTCACGGCGAGTAGGTCGAGCGCCGCGCTGATTGCGGCAACGACTGCCTCGCTGACGATTACCGCGTGAGGGATGTTCTGCACCTGCCACCAGGTGACGGGCGGGCACTCGCCGAGGGGCTGCTCGTCAGTGTTCACCGGGCGCCTGCCCGTCCAGCTTCTCGGCCCACTGCACCGCCACGGCCGCGACCTGCACAAGCTCCGTCTGTAGCTGATCGGCTGCGCCTTGTCCGATGGCGTACAGCGCAGCGGCTTCGATAGCTTCGGCGAACTCTTCGAGAAGAATCCGCGCCCACGTCGCCAGGCCGGCGGCGGCGTATCGCTGGCACCGGTCGCGGGCTTCGTCGGCAGTCGGAATCTGGTGGGTCAACGCGATATGCGCTGCGAACGCTTCCGCTGTTGCCGCCGGGGTGTGCCGCCGAGCTTCATGAAAGGTAGCGACATCGAGCATGTCAATGCCGGGGTGGTTCTGTTCGCCCCATTTGTCTTGCTGCCGTTGGCGTTCGGCGGCGACGAGCTGTAGCACTTCCTGAGTGCTAGTCATCGGCGCGCACCCGTCTACTGTCGGTGGGTTCGCCGCATCCGGCATCGCCGAACTCATCCCACGGGATGAATCGATCGACCTCGTACTGACGAGAGCGCGTCTCCCCAAGCTGGTCCTTGCACCAGAATCCCCATACCCGCGACCGGCGGCCCGTGATGATGAGCGTCCAGCACGCGAGTCTCCGCTGATCGCGACGCGCGAGAAACGGGTTTGCTTGCGCGATGGCCGGTACTAGCTCAACGCGGTGCCGCCACGTGCCGGGCCGGAACGCCAGCGGCCGATCACCCCAGAACAGCCGCCATGGCTCCGGCGCTGAGCGCACCGCGCGGCCTTGGTCGGTGACCTCGACGTACTGCCCCCGGAGCATCACGGAGACGAACCACCAGGGGTGGTCGTGCAGCGCCCGGTCATCGTCATCGCGTAGGAACTTGTGCAGGTAGACGTTCAGCCACCGGTTGCGGGGAATCACGTACCAACGCAACAGGTATGGGTGCTCTTCTCCGCCGATGATCTGGTGAGGTTGCAGGTGCAGCCACTTGCGCAGCCATCCGGCGTTAGTGGGATTGCTCATCGAGACTCATCTCCAAGTGGGGAGTGGGGTAGTCATCGACCACCGCGACGGGAGCAGAATCGCCACGGTGGTCGATGACTGGTTGGGTGGGCATTTACTCGCCGTCGCCCTCGGTGCCGTCGGAGAATGCCGGACCGCCGGTGAATGCGACAACGGTGCTGTCGCCCTCGCTATCTTCCTGGGCGCCCTGGTCTTCATCGTCGGCGCCTTGCGGGTCGCCGTCGTCGTCGAACAGGGGCTCTTGGCCATCAACCTCGGGGATCTCGGCGCCGTTCTTGGATTTGGGCTTGGGCATCTGCTCACCGAGAGGCCAGGCCACGATGATCTTGGCCTGACGCACAGGCACTTTCGGACTATCGGGGGTGTTCTGGTCGAATCCGGCGTGCTTGATGTACAGGCGCGCGGAGATGTCGATGTATTCGCCGGCTTCGGGTGGATCACTCAGGGACATGAGCACGGCTTGCCCGAGCCGGATCTCGGTCGGGCCGGTGGCCAGACCGTCGTCGAACTTGTCGAGCGCGTTGGTGCTGGGCAAGCCTGCGGGCTTCTCGGTTACTTCGGCCATGATGTGTTACTTCCCTTCTGTTGCGGTGGTGGTGTTTTCGGAACTCTGTATTGCGTCGGTGCTCTCGCCGCCAGGTTGTCCGGCCGCGTCGAGGAGTTCGGTCGCCTTGTTGATCGCCCTGTCGGCCTGTTCGCTGGTGAGTTTCTTCATCTCGACGACGCGCTTACCGACCGCTTCGCTGACCCACGTAAGCGCGGCGTTTTTGTCGCCCAAACCGCATTCGACGAGCAGTCCGTAGAGTCGCTTGTGCTGATCGGGGGTGATCACATCGGAGAGCGCAGGCAAGGGGTCAACGATGTACGGCGCCCGCCGCCCCCGGGTCACGGTGAGCGCGACCTTGAGCGGCTGGTCAATGTCGCTCATATGTGAGATGCGGATGCCGCCGACTTCTTGGCCACCGAACCTGACCGAGGGATCGCAGTACAGCGTCATGCGGCGGCCCTGGTACGTCGAGGCATCAGGGCCCCACGCGGCCACCATGACGCGGCGCATTGATTTGCACGGCTTGAACGGGCGCCCGTCCCCGAACTCGATCAGGGTCACGTTCACCGGCTGGTCGGCATCCCCGCGGGAAACGGCCTTGATGGTCACCGTTTTCGGGCCGACGAGTAGATCCTCAGCGTTCAGCTGGTCAGATTTCGGGGCGATGGTGCCGCTGATATCCATGTTCAGATGTCCATTTCGTCGTCGCCGTGTGCCCACTGGGGCAGGAATATCGGGGTGATTTCCGGCGGGCGGCCTGGCCAGTTGTTGTCCGCGGTGCAGCGCTGGTAGAGGCTGATCGCCTCACGCATCTGGCGGTTGCTCTCGGCCTTGTCGATGGGGTCTTGGTACTCGAAGACCGACACCTCGTAGGGCGCTTCCTTCTCTTGCACGACGAACAGGAACAGCGGATCGTCGTCGAGCTTGAGCAGCTGCGCCACGCGCCGGTACCACGCGTCTTGAATGTGGTAGCCGTAGTCGGCCGCCCTGCGCGAGAATGCATCCGCTTCCGAGCTGGCGGCCGTCTTGTAGTCGACGATGGTCAGCCTGTCGCCGGTTGGATTCAGCCAGTCAGGTCGTGCCTTGAGGCGCACGCCAGTTTCGGGATCGGTGGCCACGAGCGATGTTTCGGCCTGACCGTTGTCAGCGGCGAATAGTGGCCCGGCGGTGGGATGTTCACGCACCTTGTCAGCCATGGCCTGCGCTATCTGGTAGTCGTCCACGTGCACAGGCACCCGGCCCTCGGCACGCGCCTCGGCCTCGGCCTCTTTCCACGTGTCTGTGGCACGGGGCGATTTCGCGATCGCGCCGCCCTTGGTGAGTCCGTGAATCGCGGGCTCCAGCACGCAAATCTCAGCCCCGGCGCCCAATAGCACGCGGTGCGCCATACGCCCAAAATCCCATTCGGGCTTGGTCTCTGATGGATTGTCCATGCGCCACCGGAACATTGCCGGTGTCGACGGCGGCAATAGCAGCCGCGCGCCCGAGCTGGACAATGCCGACCGGTCGGCGTGGTACTCGGTATCGGAGATGCCGGCGTAGACACCATCGCGAGTCAGTTCGATCACGATGCCCACCCCTTTGCGAGCCTGTAGTCGCGCACGATTTGGGTCATGACTGAATCGAGTGTCCTTCCGTAGCGGGCGGCCATGCGTGCGAACGTGGCCGGGTCTTGGTTCATCGTCTTGGCGATCTCCCAGTCGGAGCGCCCGATGGCATGCATTTCGTCGTACTGCTCAGGCCAGGGCCGATCCGCCAGAAAGCACGAGCAGCACATTCCCCGAACCTGTTTGGGCCGCTGGCCGCATTTGGTGCAGTTCATGCGGCAATCGCCTCCCGCATCTCGTGAATGTCCTTGATGATGTGTCGCAGCGTGATTCGGCTCGGCGCGGTGATGGCGATCGTGAATGGCTGGTTGCTGCCCGGACATTCATTGCTCGCGCCGTCGAAATGCGCGTAGATGTTGCCGTTCATGGTCTGCTGGGCATCCCGCCAACACACCGGGCAGAAATGGCTGCTCACCCTTGGCTCCCTTGCGATTTCAACCATGTCTCGATCTGCCCGATTGTTTCGACGATCGGGTCGTTGGGATCGATGAACTGCGAGCACAGGCGATAGACCACACGACCGGCATAGGAGGTGATGCCCATACGCGCAGCGTCCTGGCGCAAATGCCCGAGGATGTGCTCAGCGCCAGACCTATCCAGGAAGATCGCCGGCTGGTTTGTCCCTGGAATGCTCGCTAGGGTGCCGTCGGGCTGCATGATCGCGTAGTGCAACTCGTAGCCCTCGGGGATGTTGAGGCTCATTCGGTCGGCTCCAGATCCTCGACTACCGGATGGATGACCCGCGACGGATCGAGAGCGAGGGCGAGTGTCGCTGTGATAGGCGAGAATTCAGCGTCATCGACTGTGATTGCGACTTTCACCGCGATCTGATCGCGGGCCAGTTTCGCTGGTCGGTTCGCGCGGTGGCCAACGATGCGCAGCCCGTCAACCGGCCTGAGCCCGTCCTCGCCAGCGAGTCCGTACCTGTAGCGGGACGCTTCGAGAATCAAGTACCCACTGGCTGTTTGTGTCGTCACGCCGTGGCCCCCTTCGGCTTAACGTCGAATCGCTGGATGATCTCGTGGGCGATGTCGAGGTTTGAACGTGTCGGGTCCGTCATCATCTCGGCGATCTGCTCGGCCATACGGTTGTCCTCGTCGAGCTGTGTCTCCCAGTCACGGGCGACGCTGCGGAGGTTCACGGGACGCCAGTCGGTCTGGCTTGCACACCCCGGGTTCCGCTCGTCGAAATAGATAAACGTTGCGTCCTGTAGCGTGTCGGCGGCCTCGCGCATCTTGGCGATGAGTTCCCGTGTGGGCTTGGGTGTCTCGGCCATCACCAGACCGCCTCCGATGCGCGAATCGCCGCGCTGGCCTCGTCGCGTTCGGTATGGCGCGTAGCGAAGAACCGATCCAGCTCGCGTTCGAGGTGCGGCATATCGTCACTCAAGTCGACGCCCGCAGCCTCGGCGGTCTCCTTTAGCGCGTCCATGGCGCCGGTGACCTTGTCGATTACGTTGTTGAGGTTCAACACGTTTGGCGTGGTGTCGGTTGTCACGCGGTCACCCCCACCTGTGCGAACACGCCGGTGACGACGATGGCCATTACGGCGATCAGCAGTAGCACGGCCGACCGGTCGCGGTATCGCCCGCGACGGTGCACACGAAGATCAATCCCCACTGCAACGCCGAACAGCGCCATCACTACGACGAATTGCGTGTACTGGTGGTTGGACAGGGCGGCCAGCGCGTACACGAGAGCGAGAAACGCGACGGTCCAGAATGCGTGCCGCATGATCGCGGTGCGGACACCCTCGACGCGCTGCGCGGGGACTTGGATACGGTGGGACATGACCGGCCTCCTTTAGGCTGGTTGTAGAGGCCCCGGCGGCGGGTGAACTTTGGCGAGCGAGCCCGCCGTCGGGGTTTTCCTATTCAGTTGTCAGACATGGCGATTCAGCCTTTTGGGCGCCGCCACCATCGGCGACGTGGCGGGTTCTCCCCTGTGCTGCGCGGCTGCCATGCACCAAGCCTGTCAGCGACAGAGGCGGCACTGACGGTGGTAGTGAAGTCCAAAAGCGGCTTCTGCTGACGCTCGAAGAGTGCGTCGATGGCCTGCGCGTTCAGATCGCCAACGATGGCGGCGCTGATTGCGCCACCGATGGAATTCGGCTTTGACTCACGCGCCGCCTTGGCAGCCCGCTCAGCCTCGGCGACCGCCTGGTCAGCGACCTTGCGCAGCCGCACCGCCTCGTCCTTGCGTTCGTCGTAGGCGCGGATCTCGGCGCGGATGATCCGTATCAGCTCCTCGCCGATCGAACGGTCTTTCGCGGTGCTCACGAGGCGACGGCCTGTTCGAGAGCGATCAGTGTGCGTATATCAACTTTCAAGACCTCGGCTACCCGGTATAGCTCACTGATTGAGAACGAGACGTGACCGGACATGCGCCGTGAGATCGACATAAAACTCAGATCCATAGCGTTGGCGAGCGTCTGCTGACTAACTCGCCTACGCGCCATTTCGGCGCGGACGTTGGCCGCTACTCGCTGATCGATGGTGGTAGCCATGAATGACATGGTTGTAGTTCTACAGCTCAGTTGTAGAAGAAGCAAGCGATTGGGATGAAAAAATGCGATGTGTCGATGGTTTCTACAGATGAGCGTTAGTATCTACATCACTTCTGTTGTAAAGTGCTTTACATGTCCACATTGATGGTTGTTGATCACGATCGCGGCGCCGCGGCTGTCGCTCGCCGGGTTCGCGAGGAATGCGCCCGCTTGCAAATCAAGTACTACGAGCTCGCACGGGCGATTGGAAAGTCGCCGCAGGCGATCTCATACCGGATCAACGGCAAGGTTCCGTGGGATGTCGAGGAATTGCACCTCGCCTCAGAGGCGACTGGCATGTCCTACGACTACATAACAGCTGGCCTCAAGACGATTTCGGATGCGAGCAAACCGTTGGTGGAGCCGAGCGGTAGCATTCTTACTCGTGAG